TTAGTTATCTTTTTGCCTTTCTTTATCCCATTTCTTTACAGTGGTCTGATACCACTCTTCACGTGCTCGTTGTTCCTCTGCTCTGTCACTTGAATTATAGTTGTCTGTTTTAATTTTTTTGCTTCCCTGGGAAATCGGCCTCCAGTCTTCTCTAATCTTTTTCATCTGCTCAGCTATCTGTGTCATTGGACTCCTTGCACCTAAGTAGCTAACCCCCTCGAAAGAAGCCATATCATAAGAATACTCATTCCGCTCTCTTTCAGTTGAGCCCGGCTGTTTAGACCAGCTAATACTAACAGAATAAACTTGATCTTTAATCTGGTCATACTTACAAAGACTGCTGTTGAGGGAATGGCCGTTTTTCAATACGCTAACCTTGCTAAATGGTATACCTTTATTTTTTCTATGTTCTGCATTAACCAGTGGGGGATTAAATCCGACTTCAATATCATAGGCTGGGGCATTTCCGGTATTAGCAATATTGATATCAAAATAAAAAGCAGCCCAAGAATTTGGTTCAAGAGTCACAACGACATGAGGTTGAACTGATGCGTCAACCATCCTTTTTGTCTCGTCTGCTAATAGCCTTGTTACTCTCCACAAGAAAAATGTAGCAACTGCTGTTAGCAATGCTGCCAAAGCGGAGATAAGTGTACTTACTGTGTTTATATGCTCTGCGATAAATTCGATCATGAGTTGTCCTTGGGGGCGTACTAATTGTTTTCAATACTAAAATAGCGCCGGGCTTGAAAAATTGCACACTTATGGTTCGATTTACCTCAACAGTTAAGGCTTCTACTTCCCCCATGCACCTCACCCAGCCCAAGACTGTATGAGGTCTGACAAAGAACTTCCTGACACTTGAAAACGAGGCAACGGCTAGGGTTTCTCGTAGGGCAAGGATTGAATACGAAGCCTGTATATTGCTCCGCAAACGCTGCTGAGGGCAGTTTAAATGTTGGGCGTTTATGTAGCCTTTCACTCACCAGCATGAGTTCAATGTCTGTGAGTTACCGACAACAATATAAAGAGGGTGGCATCATCATATATCCAAGCTAGAGTCAAATCCTCCAACTGGTTTTATGATCAGTGTCAATTGTTTGATTATTGAACGTTTACGAAGCAGCACGGGAGCCATATAACTAATGGGCAGGTATAAGCCTGTATCACGAGGAATCAGTAAAATGGCTGATGATAAGACCAAAATCGGTACCCCTGACAATGATTTAATAAGTATCAAACAGGATTACGAGAGACGTGATTGGGCTGAAAAGTTTGGAGTTAGCGAGGCCAAACTTGTTCAAGCCGTACAGGCTGTAGGTCATTCGGCTAAGAAAGTACAGGCATGGCTTAAAGACCATTAATATATGAGCGCCTTTCTAGGCGCTTTTTTCTTTGTCCTTTGGGAGATGATTTATGGCTAATAATTTATTTATTACTTACGACCTCATTAAAACGAAAGATTATGCGGCTGTGTATGATGCAATTAAATCTTTAGGAAATTGGGCTTTAACAACTGAATCGAACTGGTATGTTAACTGTAGTTACTCTGCCGAGGATGCAGCCAAAATTGTGAGGGCGGTCATGGATAGTGATGATAAGCTTATTGTTGTAGACGCAACCAATAACTCAGCTTATTGGTACAATCTCTCAGATGAAGTTAGTAACCAAATTCTGACTGAGTGGAACAAGTAATTAAAGGGGGTGGATAGCCCCCTTTAATTCAGAAACTATCATGATTGAAACATTAAATATACTGGGTTAATTCTTTCATCCTTGCTCCCTTGCTATATGTCCTGAAAGCGTCCTTTTTAGCCTTCTGCTCAGTATGTCCGGTAATGGCACAGAGCGGACTGCCAGATTAGGCTTTACTCTGTGCCATAGATATGTAAGCTCACACCAGAGTTCATACAACTTATTGCGGCATTTCCGGCCATTCAGGATTTGCAGGATCCACACGACTGACCAGAACGCTGTAGCGTTCCCATGCCTCCAGTCGACTGCGCTCCTCATCTGTTGCCATATTCAGCCTGACAGCGCGCTCCAGTGGCAAAATCACGGATTCGGCTTCGGAAAGCAAAGTTGCCTTTTGTGATTCTGCCAGTTGCTGCTGTTCGTCTGCCGTATAAATCCGCTTAATCACTGCACCATCCTTAAACATCCATTTACCTGAGTCATCAGCACGCCGGTTGGCAGTAATATCAGGAACCTCAACAACGCTAAAACCTTCAGGATTAAGCGTTGAAGCATCTCTGGTGATGGCGACAATAATATTATTTTCATCGTAAACAATCTTTATTGTGTCTGGCTGAAAGTTCTTCACTTCCTCATACCAGTTTTTTCCGTCTTCGGACCATAACCAGATAACATCAAAATTCTTTGTTAGCTGATATTGCTCTTTTGTTTTTGGATTACCTGACTTAATGTTCTTTAAATGCTGCATAACTTATACCTGCGCAACGTTATACCATGTGCCATTGATGTACTTTTGTATCGGCCTGAAGATGGCTTCATCATCGCCATCTACTTCACCAATGATTCTTAATCCGGTAATCGTGTGTCCGGCTTTTTCATAACGACCACCTCGCGCCATCAATTGAACAACTCGCGTACCCAGGCGAACATCTTTCACATAGCGGGAATCAAAATTTCCCCAGTTGCTGGGTTGCATCTGACCGTTAACAGCAAATATTACCGAGTTATCTGTATTTCGCTGGCTATAGAAATGCCATCCGGCCTCATCGCCTAATTCTGCAACCACTGGACGGGTGGAAGCACCCCATAAATTAAAGGTAATATTCTTCGTGGATGTGTTAGAGCTGGATAGCGAGAACTTTTTACTATCCCCTGCCTGAATATTTTTAAAAGCAATAGCCACTCCATTCTGAAAACGGAATACACGCTGACTGTTAGCATAAACATCAAGAATACCGTCTCCATTCTGTTTAAATCCGGTATCATTATCACCAAGAACAATTGAGCTACCACCTAGTGCATTCGTCGTACCAACTCCAAAACAGCCATTAATGACGGCATTAACAAGAATATTTAGTGCATCCCATTTCAACGTCATCAGGTCTTTTGTTGTGGTACTCTGGCGGCTTCTCCATTTGAAATATTCATTGCCGTTATCCCCCGTTTCAAACCACATGTATGAATCAGTGTCACCATCGGCATCATTTTTAAATCCAATCTTCGCCCAGTCAGTATTTCGAATCCAGGCAAGGATTGAGTCGTTTTCAAAAGTAAGTCCACCGGACAAGGTATCGCCATTTTTTTGCACGGCGTTCCCGGCTCGGTTTACCGTTTCCTGTAAACCGAGATATTCGATAACGGCGGCAACGGTCGATTTAGCCAGAATATCCCGCCCGACTTTTGTCAATGTCGCCAGGCTGGCAACATCATTCCCCGTAAAATACGGAAACCTGTCTGCCGCAGTAGCAAGCCCCGCCAGCGCCGTCAAAGTGGCATCTTTCGGTTGCTTACCCGCAAGCGCATTAGTCATGGTGGTAGCAAAATTCGGGTCATTGCCCAGCGCCGCCGCCAGCTCGTTCAGCGTATTCAGTGCGTCAGGCGACGAGTCTACAAGGGCGGCAATCGCGGCCATAACGAAAGCCGTGTTTGCGATCTGAGTATTATTCGTTCCCTGTCGCGCAGTTGGCGTCGTTGGCGTTCCGGTCAGTGCAGGGCTGTTTAATGGCGCTTTCTTGTTCGTTTCATCCATTACCGTCTTAACGGCTTTTGGTGTTGCGGCGAGCGTTTCAGACATGCTGTTAGTCGCACTACTGAGCTGAACAAGGCCTTTTCGCGCCGTGGTGGCATCCTGCGCAGTATATTTCCCGTTAGCAAGGTCATAGGCGGCCTTTACCGCTTTCGGCGTTGCGGCCAGTGTTTCAGACGTGCTGTTGGTCGCGCTGCTTAGCTGAGTAAAACCTTTTGCGGTCAGCGAGGCGTCCGGGTGACGTCGTGACTGTTCGTGCTCTGCAATTTTGTCATCAACGTAATCCTGCGTTGCCATCACCGTTGTGGTGTCAATGGTCAGCTCCACTGAGGCCACACTGCTGACGATGATGACCATGCGGCAGGTCTGCGAACGCCCTGAGCCTTCGGCAAGGGCAGGCTTATAACTTTCGGCCATGTTCGCCACGGCAATTAACGTTCCTGCATCATCGTACAGGCCAAGCTCACGCATCCAGAAACCGCCCACCTCCGGCGGAATAACCAGCTCTGCGATAATATAATTACTGTTTCGTTTGTCCTGGCTGATTTTGTTCAGCGCATGTCGCCAGACTTCGTGGATAAGCCCGGTCTGTCCGGCATCCGGGACAGGCAATTTACCACCGCCATCCCCGACGGCCATCGTGGTAATGTTGACCTTCCGCCCTCCCGGTGCGGTTGCCGCTGCCAGCTTTGCTGCACCGGCAGTGGTGATAACGGTTCTGAATTTTGTGCTCATTATTCCTCACTTATCCGGGGTAAACCGTAATTACATCGCCGTCGTAAGCCACACCACCGGCGAACAGGTAGCCGGGAATGTCCCGGGTAATGTTCAGGCCAATAAGGTGGCGGCTTGCAGGTTTGGCATCGGCAATCAGCCGTTCCATTTCCTGATACATTGCCTCTGTGATACCGCTTTCCAGTACACCAATATCAAGCCGGAAGGTGCCGGGCGGGTCACTGTTTTCCCACCACTCCGTCACGTTGATGAGATAGCCGAGCGGCTCCACCACACGCCGGATTGCACCGATAGTGCCCTTATGACAGTGGATGAAATAGGCATCGCGGATAACGGCGCGTTTTGTCGCTTCCGGCCACTTTTCATCCCACCTGTCGACCGAAAATGACCACGCCAGCCACGGCAGCAGATTTGCCGGACAGGTATCCGGGTTCCACAGCTCACGAATACTGACCGGCGTTTTTTCAATTTCCGCACAGGCTTTTGCGGCGGCGACTTCAAGCGGTGATGAGCCGGTCGGCAGCAGTCGCGAATCACTCATCCGAGCCTCCGGTCACGACGCGGTATTCGGTACAGAAAGACGCCTGCGTACTGTTGAGCACGATGTCGGCCAGCGGTGCAGTCAGTTCGACACGCTGCACGCCTTCCACATGCAAAGCGGCATAAATGGCAGACAGACGGATGTCGCGCCCCAGCCGGTGCTGTGCCGTGATGTACGCTTCCAGTTTTTTCACGGCAGCAGCGCGTATGGGTTCGCTTTCGGGACCAGGGTAAAGGTAAAGCGTGGCGTTTATCTGGTATTCAACGATGGCGGCAGACTGCACGGTCACGCGGTCGGCCACCGGCCTGACGTCCTCGCCATTAAGGGCGTTACGCACCACCGCCAGCAGGTCTTCGGATGCGACACCGTTATTTTCACGTGACAGCACAGAGATGGTGACGCAGGCCGGAGACGGACTGGTGACAGAAATATCCGCGACACGCCCGTCGGCACTGCGACCATGATACTGATAGGCCCCCACCGACCCGGCGACGCTTAAACCTTCAAACGCCTGCTGAATACGCAGACGATAATCCGTGTCAGATTCCATCACTGCCGGTGTCGGCGGGAGGGTCGAATCATCTGCCGGGGTGATAATCAGGCGCGTGGTGTTGTAATTGGCACCAATCACATCAAGGTCATTACCGGCGGCACAGGCCAGCATTACCGCCCGTGCGGCCTCATTCACACGCTGACGCCAGATAAGCTCACGATAAGCATTTTCCTCCAGCAGTTTGACGAGAGGCTCGGATTCCAGCGTCAGGGTACGGGCGACCGCCTCCTGCTGGTCTTCCGGGTAAAGGGAAATCAGTGTCGCCTTGCGTTCGGCAAGAATGGTTTCAAAGTCCAGCTCCTCGACCACATCCGGTGCGGGTAGCTGGTTCAGGTCGATAATCGGCATGGTTTCAACTCACAGGAATGGTTAACGAAAGTGGCTGGCCGGTGTCGTTGTGCTGACCGGTTAACGTGACCGTCATTCGCCCGTCAAAACTGCGCTCAGTGGTGACGGATGACAGGGTGACGCGGGGTTCCCATTTCAGCACTGCCATGTAACAGGCGACCTTAATCTGCAACTCAAGCGCCGGGGTCTGCGGCTGGTCAATCATTGACGCCAGCAACGAGCCGTAATCACGACGCATCACCCGCGAGCCGACCGGTGTGCGCAGGATATCGCCGATACTCTGGCTGATATGCTCAAGGTCAGTGACCGTCAGGCCATCACTGCGATTCATTCCGAGATAACGCGCTGTCATAGAGGACTCCCGGTTTTGCCGCCGCTGTCGCCGGGGTGTTTATGGGTATGCAGTACCTTCCCGTTTGATGAAAGTTCACCGCCGGTGTGTTCAATGTTGCCGCGCATCGTCCCGCCCTTCTGCACTTCCAGCGTGCCGGTAATCAGCTTGTTGGTGCAGACCACCTCCGGTGTGTCCAGGGTGACGCGGGTTGATGCTTTCACCATGACCACCGGCACCGTGGCAGTAACAGAATCAGAAGCCGTCACGCTGGCCGTTTTAATTCCGCTTACCGTGAGTGCACTGGTTTCGGGTTCATACTCAATCACCGCCCCGTCAGGGAAACGGATATGCAGGGCATCCGCCGACGCAGACGGCGCGGGGTTATCGCCGGAATAAATCCCCGGCAGAACAAACGCCGTGTCAAGTTCACCGCCCACGGCCAGAATCAGCACCTGCTCCCCCACGGAAGGTGCCCACCATGTGCGCGAACGCCCGGCACGACAGGTCAGCCACTGAAGCCAGTCGGTGCACATGCCGCCGGTCTGCACACGGCAGCGACCGGCTTTAAGGTTGGTTTCGACGACAAGGCCGGTGCGGATCATGTTGCGCAGTGCGCGCGCGAGTTCCTGGATATTTGCGAGAGTGTTCATAACGGGAAGGATGCCGCCGGGTCATACCGGCGGCAATGTAACGATGAGGTGTCGGGAATGGCACAACTAACGGTCGAGGTGAGCCAGGATAATCTCTTCAATCATCTGCACATCCTCACCGGTAAAGCCGAGCAGAGGACGCGCCGGATAATCAATTTTCTTACCGTCTTTCCGGGTTTCTTCCGACAGCCCAAACTGATGCACACTGGCGATTTTCGGTGACTTCCCTCCGTAAAACTCCATTGATGCCTGTTCAGGGCTGGCGCGGATATGCAAAAAACGACTGGTGATAAGTTTCGCAAACATTTTTCGCTTAACGCGACCGGTCTTTTTTCTGGCGCTCTGCTGCTGGCGTGGTGCGTAGGGTGTGCCGTCCGGGGCTTTCTGTGCCATCACCCGGCGCTGCTGACTCTGCCGCAGACGTTTCGCCAGTTCGGCGCTCAGTCGCCGACGCCCTGACGGTGACAGCGATTCAATAAGTCCGGTCAGCCGGTCTTCAAAACGCTTAAACTCATTCATCCCACTTGCTCACCAGTTCGCCATTGATATAAAGCTCCACCGGGCGGGTGACCGGCTCCGGCGGCGGAGGTTCCGGGATATTCTTCACATGCAGTGCGCCGTCCACCTCACTGACCAGCGTTCGCTCGGTCAGCATCAGGCTGATGCTGATATCAAAGCTGCTGTCATTGTTGATGTCTGCATAAAACGTGAAGCCCTTTTTCTGGCCTTCGTCGGTGGTCATGATGTCGGGCTGATTTTCCCGCAGCCACGCCAGCACCGGCACGATGAGCAGGTCAAAATCACCGGTAAAGTCGGTCACAATGACATTGAGCGTGTAACGCTTTTCGAATGACAGCGACGTCGCCAGTGTGGAGGCAATACTCCCGTTATCCACGAATATCCGCAGCATATCGGGGTTAGTTTTCAGTACCGTGACGGCATCAGTCAGCGCCCTGCGCAGGCTGTCGGGTTTGAGCATCGTTTTCGTCCTGACAGTGTTTAATCATTTTTACCTGGCTGGCACAGCGCGCCAGCGCGTTCTCAAGCTGCCGGATATCGGCACTTAAATCGCCGTTCGTCTGCGGGTCACTGCCCGGCATCGGGCAAAGGCTCACTTTCGGGCAGGCGTTGGCGACAATCACTGGCGTCGGTGCAGGCGGGGCGCTGGTGCAACCGGCGCACAGCATCAGGCAGGTCAGCGCCGTACCAGCGGCGAAAATCTTCGTTTTCATTGAGTAACCTCGTGATGGTTTTCTCGCGCTGTGCTTCACGCTTCGCGGCGTTCTCCAGTTCCTGACGCAGTGCCACCTGCGCCAGCTCGTTTTTGTCTGCCCTGGTGATGGCAACATGAAGCTGATTTTTCAGCATGGTGATGGTCGTCTGCTGTTCACTGGCGACGTTATTCGCCCTGTCCAGCGAGGCGCGCAGGCTGGCATTTTTGTGTTTCACCAGAAACAGACCGGCCACCGCCAGCGATAACAACACGACCAACACAATCATCAGCTTTGACATAGTTCCCGCCCCTCAAGACGCTGACGACAGGCTTTACGTATCAGCCGGAAAAACAGCGACGCCACAAGATAAATCAGCGCGGTAAAAATCCACCCGGCAGCGACCAGCGAGATAAACGTCGCCACCATCACTACCAGAGCCGCCGCCCGTCTGCGCCACGGCACCGGCTGCAAAAACAGCAACGTGACAATCTTCACGGCCAGCGATTCCGGCGGCAGCTCCCGCCCGTAGCGCTCCAGTACATACTCAGTGGCATACACGCCGACACCACAGGCAACCACACAGATAACCGTCGCCAGAATCGCCCAGGTGGCGACAAAACTGACGGCCACGCTCTGCGGGTAAATCAGGGACAGTGCCAGCATCAGCGCCAGCGACACGTTCAGCATCAGTGAAAGGGATAATTTCTTCATGGTGTTTACTCCGTTTAAGCCAGTACGCCGCCAGCGGTACGCCAGACGGTGACCAGTTTTTCCAGTGAATGCTCACGCTGACCGTAACCGGCACCCGGCAGGGACGCCCAGATATTGCGACAGCGTGAAATGGCGCGCTCAATGCGTCCCGCCCGGATGTCATCCAGTGCACCGCGTTCGCGGATCAACTGAATGGCGAGTCTGTCCTGTGACAACGGACTGAAATCCGGCAGGGCAAGCTGTTTGCGGTAGTGCGGCCAGAACAGGTAAAGCTGCTGATAGCGACCGGATGCCGTGGATTTTTCACCGCGACGGTTAAACACCTTCGCCGGTCGGCCATGTGCGAACGGGTGGTCACTGTAGTCGGTGAAGATTTCCGGCTTCCCGTCCAGTCCGGTGACTATCACGTCATAGCCCCGGTTTTTCGTCAGCGGATGGTTCGCCGTCCCTTCGGACACGGCCAGCATGTCGAGAAAGGCGGCGATATTCTGATGCGTGTTAATTACCGGCATTACGTTTTCCCCCTGCCCTTAAAGCGGCGCTGAATGGCAATCTCAATCACCTGATAACCGGCGATACCCAGCATGGAGCCGATGCCGCACACCGCAGGCAGTGACAGGTCAGGAAACTGCACCAGAACAACACCGGCAACCATCGAGACAAAACCACCGAGCAACATGCGCCCGATAAACAGACGCGGGGTGATGGGTTCACCACCGGCAAGCACCTTGCCGACAACAATCAGCACCCCAATCATGAAAAGCGACAGGACGCTTTTTTCTTCTGCTGTCATGCGTTACTCCCACAGATTGACAGTTTCAGCCACGGGCGCGGTCTGAACGTCGGGCAGTTCGACGGCGGTGCCGTGTGGCAGCACCGCACCCAGTTCAGCCAGTCCCGGATTTGCGGCGAGCACGGTCTCAACCACGCCCTCAGTGCGCCCGTAATACCGGACACAAATGGCATCGAGCGTGTCGCCCTGTAGCGCAAAGGTCTTCATCAGATTTGACTCACGATGCAGCGCGGCTTGTCCTGAATGCGCGCCACCGCCCAGCGCATATCCCGCCACAGCTCATCAATGGTGCTGTCTATGCTGTCGGCCTTCTTGTCGCCTTTCGCACTGGCATCCACGCCGCGATAACGCTCATAAAGCGACGCGGTCGCCATCGCACACACGGCGCGCTCGTAGTAAAAAACTTTGATGCTTTCACCGTCGATGTCGTCCGCCGGGACGTCCGCCAGACGCGTAAAACCGGCAGCAATTTTCTGTTCGCGGTACTCGAACAGCTCCGCATTCGTCTCCGCCATGCCTGACTTGATGGCCTCACGCAGACGGGCGGGGGCGACAGTCTGTTCAAGACGCATTCGTTCCCTGACGCGCTTCGGATCGATATCGGGAAAAAAGAACGTGTTTTTAATCACCGGCTCGTCGCCTGCCGGTTGCGGGATGACCACCGTACCCTCACCGGACACGGGAGCCTCCTTTCGCGGAATAATCAGCGTCATCATGACTACCTCTGAAAAGTCGGGCGGTGGACGCCGGTGCAGTGTCAGGTGATTCACCCTCACTGACCGGCGTGCCGCCCTGGCGCGGGGCGCATTCGGTTGTTAACTGGCTTTCTTTTTCGGGCGTCCACGTTTTGCCGGTGTCACGCTCCGGGTCTTACGCGGGGTACGGGTGGCCGCTTTTGGCTGCGGCTCCGGCTTCGGTTTCAGCTCCCGCTCCAGTCGTTCAATCTCTTTTTTGACGCCAGCCTGACAGTCGAGCTGTGTCGCACGTTGCAGGTGAGCCAGCGCCCCTGCGGCATCACCAGCGTCACGCAGAAACAGACCGGTGATTTTGTGCAGCTTTGCGCGCACCTCATCAGGCATGTCAGCCGTGGCGGTCAGTTCGAGGGTGTCCGTCAGCAGGCGGGTATCCACGGATTCACCGGCAGCGTGAGCGCGCATGGCCGCAAGCGCCACCTCCTCGGTGAACATGTACGGCGGGGTGCGGCGGTGTTTCCCCGGCATGGTCAGACCGTACTTCAGGGCATAACGGGCAATCTCCAGCGCACCGCCAATATCGCCGGTATCCAGACGCCACAGCATGACCGTCATCAGAATGTCATCCTGTGCGCCTTTGCCCTGCTCCAGCACGCCGTTCACCCACGGCAACCAGAACGGCAGCAGTTCGCGTTTTTTCGCGGCCTTCAGCTCTTTTGAATAAATCGCTTTCAGTGTGCGCTGGTCTGCGGCCAGCTTGACCAGCATCTGCTCATAGACAGTTGCATGTCGCAGCGGGGCGGCGTCCCGCTGCGCGGTCATCGCTGCCGAGACCCGCATCATGTGGCGCTGTGCGGGACTCGTCATCGGTTACGCTCCCGGCTCTGCGGTCACTTTAGTCGGTGTGGAGAAGTCACCGACCTTAATTTTTTCCACCAGACAACCGGCGGCGTAGTCTTCCACCACGTAATCAATGTTCATTGACTCGTAGTTCTCCACGCGGTCGAGTTTCGGGTTTTCCACAATCACGCGGCGATGGCTGTCATCCATGTAGTAGATGGACAGGTTTTCCAGCTTCGTGATGAGCATCGCATCCGCCGGGAAGTACGGGACGCGTACCGCCGGCAGGTTACCGATGCGTTTCTGGCTGATGATGACGTCAGCGGCCAGCATCTCGCTGTTGTCCTGCTCCTTGTTGACGATGGGGAAATATTTGTCCGCCAGCAGCTGACGCCCCACAATCACCACAAGGTCAGGGTCTTCCTGATACCACGGCTCAATCAGGTTGTTGGTCGCATCCATCACCAGTGCATCGAGGCTGGCATAATCACCGCCCTTACCCACGCGGATGACCTCAGAGGTGGTGTGCCCTTCCTCGTCAGTGACCTTGCTCATCACGCGCGCCGGGGCTTCATTGCGGTATTTCTGCAGCCAGCCGACCGCCACATCCTGTAGCATCGGATTACTGCTGCGGTCAGAGGTTTCGGCACGCCTCACGCCGTTAAAACCGGCCATGATTAAATCAAGGGACTGGCGTTTGATAATGGCGTTACGGACACGGAGCTGGAAATCCTGATAACGCGCCCACAGGTCAAGCGTTTTGTAGCGGATATAAAAATCGAAGTTAATCTGGTCGCATTCGTACTTGTTTGACGCCAGCTTCGAGAAGTCCTTCGGCTGACGCTCGGTGCCACCGGCGGTGTCGCTGGTGCTGGCGATGGAGCCGGTGACACCAATACCAATTTTTTCCCCTTTCATTTCGCTGACCGGCACAATGTTGATGCGGGTCAGAAAGTCAGAGGACTCCTGCATGGTGTTCATCAGGGTCTGGGTGACCGACGGTTCAACGGTGAATTTTTTCGACACATCACCGGCGTCGATGCCGTTCAGTTCGGCAACACGGGACAGGTAGGCATTAAATTTAAAGCGGGTTTCCTGGCGCATAGTTTTTCCTGAAATTAAGAGTTAATCGTGAAGGTTTTCCCGGACTGACTGACGCCGGTCAGCAGTTCGTCATCAGGGCGTCACCGCCACCACCGGTGGCCTTGCTGCGGCGCTGCTGGGTCAGACTTTCGGTGTGGTCGAGACTGTTTTTCAGGCGGGTGAATGCCTGGCTGGTTTCATCCGCCCTGTCAGTCACATCCTGCTTAAGTGCGGAAAAAGCGGTTTCCATCTCAGCGAGGCGCTGCTCAGTGGCGCTCAGTTTTTCCTGCACATGTTCAGCAACAGCGGTCACCGCTTCATGCACGTCATTCAGACGGGCGTCATCGCTGGCCTGTTTGCGGCCAAAAATGGACTTCACCTTTTCGGTCAGGGCGGTGAACACGGTTTCAGGCAGGTCTTCAAATTCCAGCTCAACAGGCGTTGCCACTGAAATCAGGTTTTCAGGGCTTAATTTGATGCGGTTCAGGGGGTTGTGTTTTGCCGTGCGGCAGAATTCCAGGTATTCCGTGCCGAGGCTTGCCGGGTCATCGGTGACGGCCAGCCCCACCAGATAACATTTGCCGGTATTGGCAAAGTTCGGCTGAATTTCCATTGAGGTATAGACCTTCTGCGCGGCCTTGTTCATCGCGATAAGGTCATCGGTCGGGGTGATTTTCGCAAACAGCGCCCATTTGCCTTTCAGCGCCGAATCATCGTCAATCTTTTCGGCCTTCAGTTCGGCCACATCACCATAACGCTTAAAAATACCGTCAGGCAGGATGCCGCGCAGATGTTCCAGGTTAATGCGGCAACCATAGACTCGCGGGTCAAAGGTTTCGGCCATTTCCTGAATATCCTGCGCACTGATGACACGCCCGTCACAGGTGTCACCCTCAACGCCGATACGAAAGAATTTTGAGACTTTTTTTGCCATTGTCAGGAGTCCTGAATAGTGATTAGAGGAGTCACATGTCGGCATCAGTTTCCCGACGATGCGCATCCTCCGCCATCAGTCCCGGATGGCTTATCACTGACACAACAGCACCTTAGCGAATCGCGGGGCGCGACTCAGTAGCCTTGCCGTGTATTCATCACGGCGAGGTATTCATGACCATCACCACAGACACCACTCTTTTGCACGACCCGCGTCGTCAGGCGGCGCTGCTGTACTGGCAGGGGTTTTCCGTGCCGCAGATTGCCGCCATGTTGCAGATGAAACGCCCGACGGTGCAGAGCTGGAAACAGCGCGACGGCTGGGACAGCGTTGCCCCCATCAGCCGTGTCGAAATGAGTCTGGAAGCGCGGCTGACCCAGCTCATCATCAAACCGCAGAAAACCGGCGGTGACTTCAAGGAAATTGACCTGCTGGGACGCCAGATTGAACGACTGGCGCGGGTCAACCGCTACAGTCAGACCGGCAACGAGGCAGACCTTAATCCGAACGTCGCTAACCGCAACAAAGGCGGGCGTCGCAAACCGAAAAAGAATTTTTTCAGTGACGAAGCCATCGAAAAGCTGGAGCAGATTTTCTTTGAGCAGTCTTTCGAATATCAGTTGCACTGGTATCGCGCCGGGCTTGAGCACCGCATCCGCGATATACTGAAATCCCGCCAGATTGGCGCGACGTTTTATTTTTCCCGCGAGGCGCTGCTGCGCGCCCTGAAAACCGGTCATAACCAGATTTTTCTGTCGGCCAGTAAAACGCAGGCGTATGTGTTCCGCGAATACATCATCGCCTTTGCCCGTCTGGTTGACGTTGACCTTACCGGTGACCCGATTGTCCTGGGCAATAACGGCGCAAAACTGATTTTTCTCGGCACCAACTCCAACACCGCGCAGAGCCATAACGGCGACCTGTACGTCGACGAGATTTTCTGGATCCCGAATTTTCAGGTACTGCGTAAGGTGGCATCAGGTATGGCCTCACAGAGCCACCTGCGCTCGACCTATTTCTCCACCCCGTCCACGCTGGCGCACGACGCCTACCCGTTCTGGTCGGGTGAACTGTTTAACCGGGGACGCGCCAGCGCCGCCGAACGCGTGGAAATCGACGTCAGTCATAACGCCCTTGCCGGTGGGCTTCTCTGTGCGGACGGCCAGTGGCGGCAGATTGTCACCATTGAGGACGCCCTGAAAGGCGGCTGCACATTGTTCGACATTGAGCAGCTTAAACGCGAAAACAGCGCCGACGATTTTAAAAACCTGTTCATGTGTGAATTTGTTGACGACAAGGCGTCGGTGTTCCCGTTCGAGGAGCTGCAACGCTGCATGGTCGACACGCTGGAAGAATGGGAAGACTATGCGCCGTTTGCCGCGAATCCGTTCGGCTCCCGCCCGGTATGGATTGGTTACGACCCGTCACACCGTGGCGACAGTGCCGGATGCGTGGTACTGGCACCGCCGGTGGTGGCCGGTGGCAAATTCAGAATACTTGAGCGTCACCAGTGGAAAGGCATGGACTTTGCCACTCAGGCGGAATCCATCCGCAAACTCACCGAAAAATACAACGTCGAATATATCGGTATTGATGCCACCGGCCTCGGTGTCGGCGTGTTCCAGCTCGTGCGCTCGTTCTATCCCGCCGCGCGCGATATCCGCTACACACCGGAAATGAAAACCGCAATGGTGCTCAAGGCAAAAGACGTTATCCGCCGTGGCTGTCTGGAATATGACGTCAGCGCCACCGACATCACCAGCTCGTTTATGGCTATCCGCAAGACCATGACCAGCAGCGGACGCAGCGCCACCTATGAGGCCAGCCGCAGCGAGGAAGCCAGCCACGCCGACCTCGCCTGGGCGACCATGCACGCCCTGTTAAATGAGCCACTCACCGCCGGTATCAGCACCCCGCTGACATCCACCATTCTGGAGTTTTACTGATGAGCAAGAAAAAAGGGAAAACACCGCAACCTGCGGCAAAAAAAATGACCGCCAGCTCCCCGAAAATGGAAGCATTCACCTTTGGCGAGCCGGTGCCGGTACTCGACCGCCGTGACATTCTGGATTACGTCGAGTGCATCAGTAACGGCAGATGGTATGAGCCGCCGGTCAGCTTTACCGGTCTGGCAAAAAGCCTGCGTGCTGCCGTGCATCACAGCTCCCCGATTTACGTCAAACGCAATATTCTGGCTTCAACGTTTATCCCGCACCCGTGGCTGTCCCAGCAGAATTTCAGCCGCTTTGTGCTGGATTTTCTGGTGTTCGGTAATGCGTTTCTGGAAAAGCGCTACAGCACCACCGGTAAGGTCATCAGACTGGAAACCTCACCGGCAAAATATACCCGCCGTGGTGTGGAAGAGGATGTTTACTGGTGGGTGCCGTCCTTCAACGAGCCGACAGCCTTCGCACCCGGCTCCGTGTTTCACCTGCTGGAGCCGGATATTAATCAGGAGCTGTACGGCCTGCCGGAGTATCTCAGCGCCCTTAACTCTGCCTGGCTGAATGAATCAGCCACGCTGTTCCGCCGCAAGTATTACGAAAATGGCGCACATGCCGGATACATCATGTACGTCACCGATGCCGTGCAGGATCGCAACGATATCGAAATGCTTCGCGAAAACATGGTTAAGTCGAAAGGCCGCAATAACTTTAAAAATCTGTTTCTCTATGCCCCGCAGGGGAAAGCCGACGGCATTAAAATTATCCCGCTCAGTGAAGTGGCAACGAAGGACGATTTTTTTAATATCAAAAAAGCAAGTGCTGAAGATCTAATGAGTGCTCATCGCGTGCCTCCCCAAATGATAGGAATGATGCCCAACAACACAGGAGGATTTGGAGATGTAACAAAAGCAGCACAAGTCTTTGTACGCAACGAGCTAACGTTCCTCCAAGAGCGATGTAAAGAAATTAACTGTTGGGTTGGCGAAGATGTATTTCGCTTTCGAACTTATTCATTATGATCCATCACCGAAACAAACACATAACAAGATTAGAACCAACACAAATATAGTGTAAAAGATTACACGACAGGCATGCAAATGCATGCCTGTACAAGAGAACACTTCATGTAAAAGAAGTTATTTTTTGCTGCGCCTTCATTTTATAGAAATGCAAATTCACTCCGTCACTCAAAAGAATTTTCTTCTTTAACTTATTGGTTTCTGTTGAGTTTAGCGGATTCCTAGTGCTAACAATAGCACCATGTTTTTTTTCTTTAGCACCTACATTAATCACACCTGACTTTAAAGTTGTCACTATCTGTTTAACAGCTTTTTCAACATCACTTCCTTTAAGTTCAACAAAAAGATGTGAAACATCCTGATTGTTATAAATCTTCAAATAATGATCACACCGCTCCCCAACAACAATAGCGCAACCATCTATTAACTTATGCTCAACCTCCAACTCATTATCATTTATGACTGACAATTGCGTTGACGTTCCTTTATCAGATAGCACAATGATTTTATTTTTTGTTTTTCCTTTGCAATTTTTACACATTCAATCACCTAATTCACAGTAGCCGAATATTCGATATCAATCAATGCATCAAAAGTCTCTGAAAAAATAGAGGAAATCCTATCTATTTCATTCGCATCTAATATATTTAGTTCGGAATCCAGTATTTCCGTCACTTTCCCAGCATTAACCATATAAGCTGTCACATCATCAAAATCAATAATTTGAGACTCTGGAACAAGCTTATATAAGCGTTCGATATCGGCATTATTCTTGCCCTTAATACACTTCAATGCATTACCTGCTTGAATCAAATTATTGAAGGCACTTAGAATATATGGGCTATGTGTTGTTATTGTATAGCTACAATAGCTTTCTGCTTGGTTATACGCTGAGGCTATTAAAGATACAACTTTTGCTTGGGCAGAAGGAAACAGATGAGCCTCCGGCTCCTCAATAATAAAACTCTTACTAGTCATAGACTGTAAATACGGCCATGAGGATAACATTAAAGCCATTGGTAACGCTTCTTGCTGCCCTGAGCTCGAGTTGTTAAGATTCGTCTTTTTAGCAGCATGACGAATAAAATCCTCACCCTTTTCTGTTATATATTTTCCGCAAATCAACTCCTCCACAAGCTTATTAACATGTTGAGGCACAGCCCCCCTAAGCATCCTAATCATGTAATCTTGGCTAAATAATTTTTTTGTTTGTTCATACAGAGAACCAAACTCTGTCAAAAAGTAGTCAATTTCTATACTACTGGATAAAAATGAAAACACATTTTTTTGCAAGTTAGCAAAAAAAGAGCGCCCTGCGGGGATATAAAAAACACTTTCAAGCTTTGTTTCTGGTTCTGAAAACAATCCTAGAGAAAGACATACTCGCAATTCATGTTCAATTCCGCGTTTACGTCTTCTCGTAACGCTTTCTGCAAGTGAATTCTCAATATTTTCATCTAAATCCTTTCGTACAATCAAACGAAGTTTAGCAATCGTCTTCGTTAAATTCTCAGAAAGGGTTATTTTCAATGACCCTTTGCTATCTTTTCGATTAGTAATCCGCACCCAATAGTGCTTATTACTATACTCAATAAAAAACTCATCATCAGCCCAATACTGCTGAGGAAAAATTTTACTAAACTTATTCTTTTGCTCCTTCAATATATCTCTTTTAGTTTTACCCTCTGTTGAAGCTCGTAGTATATCCATAGGGTAATCTTTAAAATATTTTATTAGCTTTGCAATGACACTTTTCCCCTGTGCCTGAGGCCCAATAAATATATTCACTTTCTTAAGAGGAATATCAACTTTTTGAATAGTGAGAAACTTATCAATCTTTATATTTTCCATATCATCTCCTTTGATGTGTTTTTAAGCGTAAACACCTTTTTATCATATGTACAAAAACACAAATACTCAACCATAATCCTTCGCTCTTCTGTTTATCTTACGCGCGGTGCTTTCCCCGCCTCGCCCGCCCGCTTCATGGGGCGGTTTTAATGCAGTTGCAATACCGCTTTTGAGCCACGCCAGTCCTGGCGGACGCACAGCCAGAACATGTAACTCCGGCACATGCAAAACCATGCACAGATAAAAACGGGGATATCACAGAAAAAGCACAAAAAAACCGGCATTCATGGTGCCGGTTCTGATCAATTTTTATAGTTGTCACTGGCCGCGCAATGCACCAATCACACTGTTGAGGCACGTACTGACAACAATTAGCAGAAAAATCGTTGTCCACGGACTTTCATAAATGTGAGATAACATCTTGATATAGATCATTTTATTTACTCATTCTGATGTGATTTAACAGGTATTTTATAACGACCATAAGCTCATCTTTACTGGCTTGTTCAACCATTTTTTCAGTGTAACTGTCCACCTCGCGTGAGCTCAGGTCGTTATTTGAGGCCATTACAGTTAGCCTCTTTGCCCAGTCGGCATAAGGGTCTTTAATTGATGAAAGGGAACTATGCATGTCCAAAAATCTCGAATTATTCAACCAACAGACGGCAGAAATCTTTGCGGTGCTATGGGATAACTTTCCTGTACCACAAGTCATCACCTACAAAAAATTTAACGCCGCGTTACCTGATGACTACTTTGACCAACTTAACTCACCAGAAATGAAAGCACTGAATCAGTTGCGTAGTGTGGTTGATGGCACATTCACTTTCTTAAGCGAAAACGGCTATATTCTGTACGGAACAGACCATCAGACCGGTTTTCATGATGTGCGACTGACCGAGAAAGCACTCGCGGTGCTCAACAAAAAACCCGAAGCACTTGGCGGTAATGAAACGATGGGAGATAAGATTATCAGCGCAGTGAAGGACGGGACACCTGGTGTTATTGCCGGTGCAGTAACAAACCTGCTTACCCTCGGTGTCAATCTGATAACTAGCTAACGCCTTACTTCACCTCCGCCAGCACTGAAAGCAAGTTTCAGCACCGGCGGAGTTTCTTAAATTTGTTCCATCTCAAACATTGAGATATCTTTTTCATTTCACCCGGAATTACTTAATTACATTAAAGGTGAATCCCTTTACCCCTCGACCAAAAACAGCCCCTCCATCCGATATATAAACAGAATTATCACAAAGACATATATCACCAAATGAATACTTTCCAAGCAAGTCTTTATAAATAGAAATAAGCTCTTGAGCCACATAAGGAATCATTAATTTTGATAACCCTTGTCCCCGCTCACTTTGCTTAACCCAAACATAATCGATTTGATATATTACAGCGTCCTCTGTAGATTCAATGATGAATGAACAAAAACCTATTTTCTCATTATCGTCATTCACCACTGCCACCACACTCACAAAATTACTGCAAAGTGCCTGATTATACTTCTCCTCTGCTACGCTACAACAATCTTCAAAATCCCCGACTCCCAAAGAGATATCGGTGATAACATTCCCTTTCTTATCAATGCAAACTCTTACCATATATAATTACCTGGCGTTATCTTGACACATTATTTATCAATAAGTTTAATCCACAAACCCCGGCCACTCATCAGTGACCGGATACGTGAATTTTTTCCCTTCATAATTTACGGTCGCGCCACGCGCCAGCACCTCAAGCTCCCATCGTTGCGGCCTGATACCGTTCTGAGCGAGGTCAACGCGGATACGGGTAATTTGCAATCGTTCCGACCGGGTCAGTCTGGCCGACGGTGCTATTTCATGCGGTTTTAACGGGCTTCCGTTTCTTTGCTGACGGTTTGGTGTTCTCAGGCCGTGTTTTAATGCGCCCCTGAGCGCCCTCACGACCTCCGGGTCATTCCATTCGATAACACCGTCATCAACCAGATTAAGCACGGCTGCGGCGTGCTCAGAAGGTGTGGGAGCCGGTAACGAAGTATCACCACCGGTGAGCTTTCCACAGTTATTGACAGGACTCCGAGGCGCGGCGATGCCGCTTTTTAAAGTCAAAGGCTCAACGACCGGAACTTTCGGCACAATGCGCCAGTCCGTCGTTCTGGTGATATGAATATGACGCGCGCCGAGATGCGGCGCGTAAATGCCGACCACTCTCTCGACTTCTTCCTCGTACTCGTTAACTTCATCCGACGGACTACGGGCAACCCTGACAGTCTGACAATCGCGCGGGACATTTGCCCCACCCTGCGCGCTGATATACAACGCAAAATCACCACTGTCTGCGGCGGCGCGTGCAGCCTCGACGCGCTCGTCAAACTCATCAGCAATGCTGACGCCGCGCGGCAATTTGCGTAGTTCACGGTAAGCCCCCATTGTCGGCAGTCCAACCGTTTTAAATTGCGGGATGCGCCACGTTGACGCCCATGCGGTAACAGCCGCGGCAGTGTCTTTAAGCGGCTTACCGGTATCGTTATCGAGCTGACCATCCAGTGCATAGCCGTCGATATTTTTTGAAATGTATTTCGCGATATATCCCGCAGCACCGCCCCGGTTAAGGTGCTTTGCCTGAAAACGGTTTCGCGCGGCTCCTCTTTCGTCGCCATCCTCTTTGAGCGCATAGCGACGCATGATTTCGATAATCTGGTTACGCTGGCGCGGATTACAAAAAAGCATCATATGCCAGTGCGGCGTTCCGTCGTGGTGTGGCTCGACGACACGCAAACCGTAGACCTGTAAATCATTATCCTTGAATGCCGTGCGCATCAGGCTCCAGATATGGCAGAGATAACGCTGCGCATCCTTTGGATTAAATGCCTCATCGTTCCAGCCGTGATTAAGCTGAACGGTTTTACTTTCGCCTTTTCCGACCTGACGTGTCGGGTGATACTTTGACGGCGCGGTCAGCGTGATAAACATCCCCACATCACCCTCTGCGGCGGCGTAACGTTCAATACCGGCAATGGTGTTCATCAGCTCCATCCGGCGAATTTCAGGATTAGAAATACTGCCCATCACCTTACTGATAAGGTCGATGCGCTCGCCGGTTTCCTTGTTTTCAAGGTCACACGATTTAAGAAATTCCAGATTTGCCTGGCGGCGCGCACGCACATCACGAATGGCATGTTTACTGGCATAAGGAGAACGGTCTTTATTGACCTCCCCGACAGCAATCAGTAACGCCTCATGCCAGCGCATACGCTGGCCTTTAAGCTGATGAGTCCACCACTCATCGTTAAACAGGCGGGCAATGGCAGAATATGCCTGCCTCGTGGTCATCTGCCCTTTACGGTATTTTTTCCAGTAAAGCGGGGAAATATTGAAAGCACGTGCAGCGCCAGCAACATGACCATAGAGGTGAGCCTGCGCCTCATCCGTAAACAGCGATTCTTTTTCGCCATGTGCATCAACCCAGGCATCGCAGAGTTCCTCATACATCATGAAAAGCTGCGATGAGATACGGGCAGCAAACTTTTTCAGCTCCTTGTCATTCATCCCCGGCAGGCGCGCATACTGGTCGCGCTCTGCCAGAAACAGCAACGACGCGTCGGTGTTCATTTCATGGCGCTGATTCACACGCTCAATGCGCGGCCATAAACGACGCTGAAAAGTGGATGTGAGGAAATAAAACCCGTGCACCGGGCTTTTATTGCGCCGGATGTAGTCATAGCGTGAAGTAAACAGCGAGCGCAAAAAGTAAGGCAGGCGGTTAATCGTGGATAAAACCCCTTGCACCTGACGCATCTCGTCACGTGTAAGGGGTCTTTCGCGCCCGACAGCCTCGCGTGGCGCGTTCCATGCATAAGCACCGGTAAACGCCTTACCGGTGCCTGCGGCAAATGCTGACGGAGGGACAAAACGCCCGGAGGCTTTAACGGCCATATGAGCCAAAAGCCTCTGAACAACGCCTGCTGAGTTGCTCAACCTGCGCGTTTAAATCAGCAAAAGACTTTGCGCTTCCGGTCAGAATATCGTGATGCATCAGGCCGGAAACGAGCTGGCTTAATTTCGGATAATAACCAACCACCGCCAGCCATTCCTGACCGGCGTTTTTACCGCTTTCCGCTCTCTTTTTCTCGTGGAGAATAAACTGAAAGCTGTCACTGGTAACGACATAACGTTCGCCAATTTCAATACGAATACTCATGCCGTTCTCCGGTAATGTTTGTTTTTTGCTTCAAAGACTGACTGGCAGGAAACACAACGCGTGGCTGACGGATAAGCCGCACGACGGGCAGCAGGTATTGGCGCGTCACACTCTTCGCAAACCAGCGCAGAAGCACCGCAATGTTTTACCCTTGCCGCGTTAATCTGACGCTCCAGTAATTCAGCCTGTTGTTCCTGAATAAAATCTACGTTGTCCGGCATTACCAGCTCCTTTTGTCGTTAAGTTTTTTAAATTCATCAGCGCAATAGCTGGCAATTTCTGTCGTTAATTTCGTCAGTTCATCCACGGAGGAGATTTGCTTGTGAAATACAGCGCGCTTAACAAGTAAATTGACCACATCAGACAGGAGATTTAATTCGTTCTGATAAATCGCGATAACAGACTCAGTTATTTCGCGTTTTTCTTTATCAAGACCAAGTTGAATAAGAGATAAATCGCCATTTTTCATAACGGTGATTTTTAAGGCGTTATTCAGTAATACAACTGAACGAGAACAGGACATCAAAGCACCTCCCCGCGAGACAATCCGATATTGTGAAATTTTTCCGACTCCTGACTGAGCAGCTCGACTATCTCCACGCGGGATAACTCCGCCTTTGTGATGTGGCGAATCATGGCATCAAGATGAGAAGAAAAGCACGTCGCTGCGTCGGCCTGTGCTTCGGTTCTGGCCTGTTGCAGCAGTAATGCGTATTTACCGCACTGATTTTCAGAAACTGTATGCATGACTTTCTCCAGGCAAAAAGAAGCCCCGCACAATTAAGTGCGTTAAAAACTCTGGTTAATTACTTAATGCAGATATTGCTCTGGTTTTACCGACGTCAGAATTGTCGGTGCATACTCAAACAGGCTGAATAATTCACGTAATGCACGGAATAAAGCATCACGCCAGTAACATGACTCTTCATTAATTCGCCAGTATGGCTGGTTGAATTCTTTTTCAGTCAATCCGGCATGCATAAATAAAGTACGACGCTGACTGACTGTTAAAAAACTAATATATGCATACTCACTTGCACCAACCTGACGGCGTTTTGAGAATGCCCCACGCAATTCATCAATTGCACAAACCAGCCGTTCACGTTCGACGTCGTTCATTTCTTCAAAACGCATCGTTGCGTGACGCTGTTTTAACTGCGCATGAAAGCAAACCGTTAACCGTTCGCGCTCCATCATCTGATTATAATAATCACATGTATCCCGCCAGCGAGGGACGGCCAGATGCTTACCAATTATCCGGCGCATAGTTGCTGGCTGTTTTTCGACGAGATTGAGCGTCATCACTGTCATTTCCAGACCCTCCGGCTTTTCAGAAAGGTCAGAGCCTTTTTTAACGGACTCTGTTTTTTGGTGCGGATAATGATTCCCTTACGCCCCTTACCGTGGGTGATGGTGAAGTCAATCGCCCTGGGGCTTTCGTTACGCAGTAACTGAGCAATACAACGAGGCTCGTTCATCCTTTCCACCTTAAGCCGCACGGCCATGTCTTGATTTGCTGTAACTAATGCGATTTTTCCAGTCATGCCATTCTGTCGGAGCTTCATCAACCAGTTGGGCTGCGTACTTGTCCCACTCACGGCGATTAATCCATAATTCAGCTTTCCCTCTTGGTTTTAATGGGTCTGTCATGTAGAAGGCTGGCAGCTTTCCTGCTTTAGCCATTTCAGCCACCGCGCGTGGTGTCTTACCGATGTAAAGAGCAAAACCTTCTTTCGACAGCAAATCAGATGGGCGCTCTGAAATCTGAATGCTTTTACGTTTGGCTTCATTTTCGAAACTTGCCTCATCGCTAGTTGGACAAGAAATTTCTACATTTGTCGTCACTTTGCTATCCTCCATAAGATTTGCGATTCACCAACTGGAGCCATCTAGAGCCTTTTTGAGTGAATCGCAAATTGCCAAGTAACAATATAATTGGAGATTAGCAAAATTATGTCAAGTGAACAAAGTGAGAAACTAAAGCTCATCCGTGAATCCGAACGCCTTAAAACTAAGGAACTTGCTGAATTAATTGGAATTAATTACTACACATATCATGGATATGAATCAGGAAAATCAAAAATGCCTATGGAAGCAGGTATGAAGCTGTTTAAGCATCCACGCTTTCGCAAGTATCGTGACTGGTTCATGTTTGATGAAACAGATCCAGCAGCTGGACAAATAGCCCCGGCTCTCGCACACATTGGGCAAGACTCAACAACCTTGCACCACTCAGACCAGAAGACTGGCTGACGATTTATTCAGCATATGTGTGTAGTAAATGTACGAAAGAAAATTGCATTAATTTTCAAGTAGTAGAAGTAAACAGCGTCATCGGAGGGCTTTATGTCTATTAAAAAGCTCGATGATGGTCGTTATGAAGTGGACGTCAGACCGCAGGGTGCAGATGGAAAACGTATCAGGCGGAAATTTAAAACTAAAGGTGAAGCTCAAGCATTCGAACGTCATGTACTGGTTAACTACCACAACAAAGAGTGGCTGGAGAAACCAGCCGACCGCCGAACTCTTACAGAGTTGTTAGGCAGATGGTGGATATATCACGGAAAATCACATGAGCGTGGAGATATTGAACGGGGGCGTTTAACGACAATAATCGCCAAATTTGCAGAAATGGGAGTGTCCAGAGCTGACCAGCTAACAAAGAAAACTATAACTGATTATCGCGTTGTAATGATGAACGATGGTCTAAAACCAGCCAGCGTAAATCGACATCTGGCAATAATGAGTGGGATGTTCACCAAGTTAATTGACGCCGGTGAATACCACTCTCACAACCCGTTCCGTGAGATTAAACGATTACGTGAAGCTGTTACGGAAATGGCTTTTTTGTCCAGTGAAGAGATTACGCGGCTGTTATCCATGCTCGATGGTGATGAATTAAATGCAACTCTGGTCTGCCTTTCTACTGGTGGACGCTGGAGTGAAGTGTCTAATTTAAAAGCTGAACACATCATTAACCAGATGGTTACGTTTATGAAAACTAAAAACGGAAAGCGCAGGACAATTCCCGTTTCGCAGGACCTGATTAAACGGATCAAGACCAAAAATTCAGGCAGGCTTTTTAATGCCAGTTACTACAAAGTGCGCAACGCTCTCAGGGAAGTAAAACCCGATTTACCTGACGGACAGGCAGTGCATGTTTTGAGGCATACATTTGCCACACATTTTATAATGAATGGAGGTAACATAATCACATTGCAGCGCATCCTGGGTCATTCTAACATTCAGCAAACTATGACCTACGCACACTTTGCACCGGATTTCTTACAAGATGCAGTGACTCTTAACCCGGTGTCAGGAATGTCCATAATGCGTCCATAA